ATAGCTATAACTCTGTTCGCAAACTCCGCCTCTTCCATAAAGTTTTGAGTTACATCATCGATAAAGATACCCGATCCAGATATCGATAAGTTGCGAATTCCTAACCCACGGCTATCCAGCTCTCGCCAGTTACCAGAATCAAAGTTTGAAACTTCAACAGCTTCACAGCTTAGCGATGCTGTTTTTGACTGTAGCGCAGCGATGGTGGTGTACGTGCCGCCCCCGGTCAAGTCAGCTTTAAGCAGGAAGTTCCTACCTTTGGAAGCAGCCATCAAGCAACGCCTATTGACCCGATGACAGCGCCATCAGCCAGTTCTTCATTGATACCATCTATTAGACGACGGAAGGTGCTCTTGCTTATCAGCCCTTCCTCATCACCGAGGTTTATCGTGATGCTTGTTGAAGGTGCGTTTGCTGACGTGAGGTCTGGTGTCGCAACAGAAGTCGGCGCACTGCCACCGCCTCCTCCACCTCCGCCAGAAGGAGCACTGCCACCGCCTCCTCCACCCCCGAACGATGTGGATCTGATGGAGGCTACATTTCCTAAACCTGCTGCTAACGCGGCACCGGCAGCAGCGATGTTGTATGGGTACGGTACTTCTGCCATCGCCTTATTCACAGCAGCAAAAGTGTTCACAACTGCAGACGCCAACGCGCCAGCTTTCATTACATTAAATAGCCCTTTACTACTGCTCTGTGTGAGGTTCATCATCCCGGTGAAGAACCGACCTGCATCGCTTAACCCCTTGATGAACTGTCTGCTCTCCAACCTGGCTTTCGCTTTTTGGAATCTCTCGACAATATCCAACCGTCGATCCGCAGCGTCAGCTTCTGAAATTATCTCTGCATCCAGACCGTCTTGAATTATCTGCAGGTTGTTGCCCATGTGGATGGCGAGGTTCTCTTCAGCAGTAGCGTTATTTTCATCCATCATGGCGAGCCTCTCCGCCGCTTTTTCTTTTTCGAGATCGTTATCAGCAGTATCGACATCCTCTGACTCAGGGCCACCAAGCGCTAAATCATCAAGTGCTTGTTGAAACTCTTCCGCCGTTATTTTCCCGAAGCGAAGTGCTGTGGTGAAAGTGTCGATATTAGCTTGTTGCTCACGCATCGCAGCACCAACCGGGTCTAGCTCGTCACGCAACTTTGGCCACGCCTTGGTGAACTCTTTAAGAGCAGCGTCAGCTTGCTTGATGTTCTCTTCTTCACCCTGAATCGCTGCTTCGAACTCTGCGTCGAATATCTTCGCTTCTGCGGCAGCAGCATTCATGCCAGCAGCCACGTCTCGAAAGTGATCACCCAGTACTGCAACGACAGGCTCCAGTTCTTCAATGATACTGCGTTGACTGGCAAAGGCTCTTTCGCTTGTTACACCGGCCTCAGTCATTGCGCTCAACGATTTTTTAGCGGCGTCTAATTTACCAGAAAACTGGATAAACTGTGCCTGCAGAATTGCAGTTTCAGTGGAGACGTCTTTCAACTGCACCCCACGATCAGATAGATCGCTTAGCGCTCTCTAAACCTGCCTTAAGTTGTATGGCTGTACAGAGTCGAGACTGATGCCCAGCGCGTTGAAAGCTGCGATGTTCGGCATGATCTGCTCAGTCCAAAGACGCTGCGCTTTAGCAGCGTTCTCCATGGGGAGATTGGATTCGTTGATGGCAGCCGATATACGATTGATAACAGCACTCAGGATAGTCATGACGCCTGTGCTCTTACTCGCCTGCTCCATCCACCGAGTCCAGCGCTCATTTAGAGTATCCCACGCACCGGCAAGACCCTTGGCTGCGCCGACACCGGCTCCACCGACTTGTTGGTTAACTTCAGCGAGGATAACTTTCTGTGCGCCCAGTTTATCGCCAACAGCGACCATGGACTTAATCATGTCCTGCTGCCCATCGCTGAACATGACACCTTGTCGGCGGAGTGACGTCAGCCCTAACACCGGATCTTCAAGAGCCTTTGCGAGTGACAGAGTCGTCGTGCGCAGATCACCAAACCCGGCAGCAGACAGATCCTGCGCCAACCGCAGAGTTTCCTTGAAAGTATCCCCAGCGATGGAACGGAATGTGAGAAGCAGGCCTGATGCGTCCCTCACTGCCCCTGCTGATGTGAGCGTAGCGTCACCGAGTCCTTGTGCGAACTCATTGATCTCAGCAGCAGATAGCCCCGCCGATTTCCCTGTCGATTTTGTGAGGGCTTCCAGCTTGAACATCTGGCTTTCGAGTTTGGTGCCAGCTTTTACGGAGTCCTTCATACCAAGCGAGAGCGCGGCGAAGGCGACGCCCATGACAACGACCAGCGGGTTCACCCGACCAATCGCTGCACCTATCGCACCGATGCGACCCGCGACTGGCCCAAGTGGGCCTTGCAGGATCGCTGTTGAAGCTGCCGCTTCCCTGAATGCTTTCGACAGTTTCTTGTTACTGTCGACGGCCTTTTTAGAAAACTTCTCTGTCTTCTTTTCGGCTTTGTCCAGGCCACGGATGAAGTCTGCCGTCTTAGCATTTATCTCAACAATAATGTCGTCAGCTTTAGCCACCAAGTTTCTCCTTCAGATCCTCGTACTCATCTCTTGACATAGATTCGTCAACGACAGGAGAGTGAACTTTTCTATGGCCGTCACTTGCAGCCATTAACTCGAACATCGTAGAGGCCCAAAATTGAGCCGGTGTCCAGTGCAGGACGCCAAGGGCAAACTCTAAGTGGAGACGGAACCCCTCCGGTGTTTCTTCTTCACCGTCTCCACTTTCGCGTTTCCCGAACTACTACCTTCGCTCTTACTTTTACTATCTCCAGTAACCCCGTTAAGCAGAAAATTGGCAAGTGCCCCACCGTCCGCATCACCCTGTGTGATTACTTCAGTGATCCCCGTCTCCATGACGAGTTCCCCGACTTCGATAAAAGTCGGAGTCTTGTCTTTGTCGTACCCCCACATACCAGCCCAGATTACTGCGGCGATAAACTTGAGTCTCACATTACCACTATGGAGAATGCTAACTATCTCCATGATGCCTTTATCTAGTAAATCCTCAAGTTCGCAAATCGCCTCGAAGGACGGTCTGAGAGTGTACTTTTTCCCGGCTAGTTCCAGTGTTACTTCACCGCGTTGCTTGTTAGCCATTTCTGCTCCTTATTTAAAAAGGTTATGCTCTGAGCATAGTGATAATCCCAGCGCTCTCAAACGAAACGCTGTAGGTCTGTTCAGCGGTATGCTCCCCGCCGTACTCAAACGACGTTACCTGGAATACACCCTGCATGATGTCACCGTTACCGAAGACCATTTGGAATTCCTGCAGAGTACCAGCTAATGCCAGATCTTCAATCGAGTTAATCGCTGCGTCATCTTCAAACACGCCTGACCCGCTGAAAGAGACAGTCCGAAGTCCTGTATCCCCCAGGAGTTGTCGCCACGGTGCTTCGTCACTGGTGGTGATGTCAACCGACTCGTTATTCAGAGTGATCGTCTTTGACCGTAACCCGGCGATAGATGAGAATGCCGCTGGAGAAGACCCGTCACCAATTTTTAAAAGTATACTGCGACCTTTTTGCGCTGCCATTTCAACCTCCTACTTATCAAACGTGAAAATATAATCGGAGCCGAATTTGGCTACTTGCAGAGCACCCAGTTTACGCATGTACTCAAGGGATGCTTTGTCAGCTTCTCCGAACCGTCCTGCCATGCCTTTCTTGGCTTCGACGTACACCACTGGTCTACATCGTAGCAGCGTTCTTTCTGCCCCTCTCAAAGCGAGAATCTCAGCACCTTCGAGATCCAGCTTCAAAAACCCTAATTCCGCTAAGTTTAGACCATCAATGGTAGTCATTTCCACACTTCCGGCCTCATTGATCGCCACAAATCTGGAGCCGGTATTGCCCAACCTGGACATATCGTCCATTGAGTTCACCATCGTTTCCCGATCTCCGAGGGCTTTATTGTACAGGTGGATGTTGATACGCCCTACAGTGTTGGCCTGCAGGCACTCATACGTGTCTGAGGCTGGCTCAAACGCATGCACAGCCCCGAACATCTCAGCCATGACGATAGACCAACTACCGACGTGAGCGCCACCGTCCACAGCCACACCCCAGTCTGTGATGTGCTCCAAGGCTCCCTCTAACCGATCCAACTGGAAGCCGGTACCATCCTCGAAAAACTTCGAGAAATAGCTATCCTCATCTGGTAACCAGATATCGCCTGATTTCTTCATTGCCCTCTCCAGTATGGGTGGGCATGGATTTCGCCAACGCCCGTTTTTCTTGACTTACCGAGCACTTTTCTATCACCTTTTAAGTGATCCATGCAAGATCCGAGTTCGCTGGTAACGAACACATGACCGCCGCCCCGACTTGGAATTTTGTAGCTGTTGATGCTCAATTTCCGCAAAAGCCAGTCAAACACAAAAGAGTCGTGCCACTCTGGGATGTTGAACACCTCTCCAGATAGGTAGGTGTCAGCAAATTCCACCATGAAGATTCTGCACGCAGCATCTTCAAGATTGTAACCGACGTAGCCGCACTCGCTGTGGTAGTTAGCCCGTTCCAAATGACTGATGGCAAAACTCTCTGGATTAGTACTTTCCAAAAGCTCGGTGCTCACAGAGTCGAACGTCACCACATCTGCATCTAGCCATATCATACAACCGCGATCAATGATCGTCGCTGCATGCTGGAGGGCGAAAACTTTCCTACAAAACTTCATGGCATCGAAGCGGAAGTTGTACCCAGCCTCGATTGCCTTCGGCTTCCAATAGAACCCACGTCTTTGCGATCTGCCGCAGCTCTCTTGATCGTTGCCGTAAACTGATTCGAATCTCTTAAAGTTCTGAAGGTCAAGTAGGTTGACTCCCTTAAACCCCAACAGACTCTCTTCGTCAATGCCCTCGTGGTATACGACGAGGTCAACGCTTGATGGCCAGTATCTCCTAAACGTGTCGAGAAATCTTTTACCGTATAAGCGGTATCCGTCATTACTAAAACTCGTAACGACTGTGAATTGCCTACTCATTTCTTAAGCTGCTCACAGTGGATCATCAGATAGTACTCCCGAAAAAACTCATCAGAATATTCGCAGTTTCTGTACTCTGTGAAGTATGGCCCACCCTCTGTGAAGTGTATGATCTTCGGCTCAATGGGAGCGTGGTTATGGTTGACTAGATAGTTCCACTCAACGGGTAGCTCTCCGATCAGCGCGTCATCCCCCAGCCATTTAAACTGGTGAAGATCTAGCCCACTCGCTGTGTTGACATACTCCGTCGTCAGCGCTTTACACTTGCTACAGTTCATCAACATCACTGAAGACCAGTTTTTCTTCTCGTACCGCGTCTGCGTTTGGTCTAAATATTTCTTCTCACTCGTTGGGTGGTAATCATGCTTTACAACCTGAACTGCATACCGCTCATCACGCAGATCCCAAAGCTCTTTTATGTCGGCCCTGCACAGCATGTCGCAATCGGCGAATATGGCCCACCCCTCGTACCCAGCCAGGTACGGCACTAACCATCTTGAGAACGAAAACTCATTCGACTGCATTGGATGCCTCGGTCTGTTATGCACATCTCTTAACTGCGACAACCGCAATGGGGTAACATTGACAGGGGCGCTCGATCTACGTTGTATGGAGTACTCGAACGTATGGTAAGCAACTGACTCTGCTTGATCGAAGCCGATGAACATGCTTATAGTTTCACTCACTGTCTACACTCCTCAAATTTTCCAATAGTGTTTCCCACATCTCACCGCTTCGCATTTCTTCTGGCGTCCACTGACAGTACGCAAGATCGCACCCCCATTGGTGAATGACGCTACTGTCAGGGTGGGTTGGCTCTCGTAAGTCTGATAGTTCCTTCATCGCGATTGGCTGGGCGATACTGTCGCCTAAAACTACGGTCGGCACTCCCGCCAGTATTGAGTCCAACGCAGCGTTGCTACCGTATGTGATTAAAGCATAGGCATCCATCAACGCCCTATTTATCTTCACCACGTTTTGCGAAAACTTAAACTTCGGAACAGGCTCAGCTCCCTTCCAGGATGGCTTCGGGCGATAAATTATCGACCCTCTCTGAGCTTTTGGGCAATGCTTAAAAGCCCTCCGCATAATCTTGTTGGCGTAAGCGTTAGCGTCTCCAAGACGCTTAAAGTCGCTGTACTTTTGCGATGACCCTGCATAGATGATATCTCTCCCACCTTTCTTTCGTGGCTCGATAACAAACCCCAACCTATCCCATCGGTCTGACGGACGAGGTATCATCTGGAAATAGTCAAGCGGTTGAAAACCACCGACGCTCGCTCGGTAGTACGACATCTTCGCTGCCGGATCGCTCCCTCTACCTCTCTTGTACCCTTTGTCCACGCAGATGAACTTTTTACCTAGCATCGCGTGCTCTTCAATGATCCTTCTACTCGGGTACTTGACCCCAGTTGTTATCGCGACAGTGGTCTCCCCAAGAGGGCCGGTGTAGCCGTCATTAGCCATGGTGATGAAATCTAAACCAACGACTTTGGCACCGATGGAGAAATATTCTGCGAGGCGATGCTCAGCAGGTGAGTTTGAACGCCAAAAGGTAATCACACCAGACCCTCGCCCACAAGGTGATCCCACACTGCTCCGCTTCTCATCTCAGGGACACTCCACTGCGTGTACGCAATATCTTTAACCCACTGCATTGTCTCAGTCAAAGCCGGGAAGTACGGAACGTTTACATCCCTTAACTCACTCGCGATAGTCGCACCGACGCCGTCGCATAATGTGATAGCTGGCTTCCCGAGAAGGATCGCCTCCACTGCCGCATTACTATGGTGCGAAACAACTACACTCGCGTTTTGCACGGCTTCCTTAAACGTCTGCTCAGGGCCAGAGTGCCCAGTATTCAGCAGCCCCCTGGTTCCCTTCTTCCATGTCGGCTTGGGGCGGTAAACGATCTTCTCACTGGTGATGCTTCGTAGCTCGTTGATAACCGCACGCTCAAACTCTTCTGGTTTTAAATCATATACCCATGCTGACTTATCCGACATCCCAACGAGTAGTATGTAGTCACCGCCAGGCACTCTTGCTTTTACATCTAACTTGAATCTGCTGACCCTGTCACCGCCGTGCTTTACTTTCTGGAAGTAATCGTTAGCGTGGAAACCGTTTACAACAACTCGATGGTAGCCACTCAACAACCCACCATCTGTTCTTCCCCAGTACCCGAGATCAATGAACACTGCCTTCTTTCCCTCATCGATGTACTGTTGGTGGATTTGTCGCAGAACCCCTCTTAGCCCATAGAAGATAGCGACGTCGCCATAAGTTTTGCCTGAGAACTCGCTCACATGTCGTATCTTCGCAGTAACTCCTTTTCTCCCTAACCCACGGTGCATTGCTTCTGCGATAGCTTTCGACCGACGCCCGTGGTCATAGTACACAATGGCTTTCATGACGCGCTCTGCCGACGCCACGCC